GAAAAACTTCTCAGCTGAATAATGACATATATATGTGTGACCACATATATATGTTATTGTTTGTTTATTTATTAAATTTATTTTAGTTAATCAAATACTGGTTTTGAATTCATCATTTGAATTTGTTCTCCATTTGATATATTCTCTCATTATATTCTAATAATCCTTTCAAGCGTTTGCATAATGGTATTAGTATATATAGAGTCAAGATCAGGATGAAGAGAGAAAGTATGATGTATATTGTTAATTTCCAGTAGAAAGAAAGATTGCCAAATAGAGATTGGAATATTACACTAATTCCTTCTTCATAGACCCGACATAGCCAGGTGGAGCATCTCTTGTCATGCTGTTCAATATATGAAGTTTCATCTAGGGAATTTAATACAATTTTTGGATGATTTTTTGATATTGATGGTTTTGTACTGACAGAAGCTGAGCAAACATTTATAGAGATAGTATCTGTTGCTAATGGACAGTTCAATTTAATGGAGTAATCACTTTGCATTGGATCTACTGCTATTATCTTAATGTATGTATCGCAATTGCTTTTTATAGGACAGCTTCCAATGCTGTTGGTGGTTATCTTAAGCGAACAGGCCATTCCTTCTGGGCAACCATAACATCCACCACATCTGACTTCATCTATTGTAATTGTTGCTTGCGTTGAATATGCAGTATAATCAAAATCTCCTAACATGATCTTGTAATTGATTGTTCCTACACTTGCAACTTTTTTATGCACTTCCATGTGATTGGTGGACGCAATGGTTAGTGTACTATCTTGCTCTAAGAGGAGGCAAGATTGGTAAGAATTATCAAAACATCTTCGAAGAATAACATCTTTACGATTAAATGCATGACAAATATAATCAAATTTAGGATTTCCTGAGCCAATAACTCCTTCTGAATATAATTGAACCGAGCCACACTTTTTTGCTGTTGACCCCAAGTCATTGATATCTCCAACATAAATTTTCCCATTTTTGACTGCAATAATATTTGGCATGGAATCCATCTGGACTGTTTGAATGTCTAATTGTATCCTGTCACTAATCAAGGGCTGGAGAACATCAACAGTGCTGCAAAATGATTCATGTGCCATGGTTATACAAACCTCAACATCTTTTTGTTCAATGCCTGATTTCTTATATATTTTGTATTCTGGCCTTATCACATCTTGGCATGAACCATATAAGCAACCGTCATTTATTGCTAAACAACCCCATTCTTCACAACCCCAATTGCTCGATCTTTCTTTTGAAAAAGTGATCCAACCGTCTTGATGTGGTATTGGGGTTGGACATTTCCCTGTGCAAACTTCCTCATGCTTAGCATTTATTCCAATTGTAGGGCCTGTCTCATATAAAAATGTATATGATGCTTTATTGATTACTTTTTTGACATAGATCACAATTGAAAAGAGATTGTCACCGTTTGGCGTGGCGATATTGATTCCTGCTGATAGACCATTGACTGCAGGGATATGGGATTCAATATAGCTATTCCTAATACCATTTGAGACCTTATCTCCACTTAGTGTCATTGTTTTATATTGTGGGATTATTGCGGGCAGATTTTTTAATGGCTTAAAATAGTGCATAGTTAAATCATTTGCAATGTCTGACTGAAGTGCTGCTATATAATTTTCAATATCTGGATGACTAATAGATCTAGGTATTAATTTATTTCGATAGCTTGTGTCCCATACTATATCTGAGCAGCTGGTAGATCTGAATGCATAGCGCAAATCTAGACAATTTGCTGAGAGGCAATACAATGTTATATCGTTAGTTCTTGAATGGGATTTAGCTGAAACGTAATATAGCAAGCCATTTGAGCACTCTGCGATCTGCCATTGATGGCCTCTAACACTGCATGATCCAAATCTTTTCACATTGCACGATGGTACTCCAGTGCTATATGGTGATTCTGAATAGGCTATATCGCTTATTTTGCATATTTTTGTGCTGATTGTTCTCTCAGCTGGCTCGAACATTTCTAAGCAGTGTGTGTCACCACTGCAAGCCTGCTGCTGATCTTTATTGTACCTATATACTCCTAATGATGGCCACTTGTATATTTTAGATTCGCATGATATGTAATCTCCAGGGTGTGTAATACCACGTGGTGAATAACATATCACTTTCTGAGGTGATTTGCACACCAATATAGGGGTCTGGCCTGGATCTTTTTGATCTAAATTCCTATGAGCTCCCTTCACTAGAGATAATGTTGTTAGTGTTTGAGGACTTTTTTTTATTGTCACATTTGTACTAAGAATAAAATCGACAAATTCTAAAAACCCTTTAAGTTGTAAATTTGATTGTGATTTTGGTGAGAGCTTCCCTTGTATATGCCGTAATGCTTGATAGTCTTTTGACTGCTTTATTTGATCAAGCAGGACTCGACCAAGTCCAGGGACTATATACCTCATTATATTAAGTATTATTTTAATGTCATGCTCAAAGCGATCCGCGTGGCCATCATAGTACATTGACATCTCCCTAGCATGATCTGTTTTAGTTGATGTGCACATCTGCATAGATTCTAAGCATCTGCATATGTGCTTATGAGGGTTTGTGTTGCATACTCCTAATGTAAAGCTACGAGCTAATGCTTTCCATTGTATATTGCTTGCTGACTTGATAGTGAATATGTCATGGACTTGAGTAGGACACATTTGTGATTTTATATATTCATAGTAGACTTGAGTTTCGATAACACTAGCTTCAGATATAAACCTGTCTATCACATCACAATTCAAATTTAGACCCTTTACCAATTCCTGCTCGTCTGGAAAGGCATCTGAAATTATTTCATTTATTCCTACTGGTGAATTTGTTTTGTTTTGATAAAAAGCCATGCACTTACTAAGGTGATCTATTGTAAGTTGAGCAGGTTTTATATTTTTACAATTAATACTACCCTCTTCGGACATTACAATTGTTGGTATTAACAAAATCACAAAAATTACCAATCCAATCCTTTTATAGTTTGATTCAAATCTGAATAGGCATTTCTTAGAACCCTTATGGATTGTCAGGCCTTTATTTTCTGCGCATACGCAACTTAAACATTTATTTGTGAAATTATCTATTATTCTTAAGCCACGTCTTTCATGTATCATACCACAGAAAGCACAATTGCAATATAGTAAATATTTTATTGCATTTTTAATCATTATCAGTACAACTATACACACACAAGAATATATAAAACTGTAAGTATCGTTAATTGTTAGGCTTTTAATGTTATCTAATTCCCTTGTGCAAGCTGTGTACTCTTCTGGTAATTTCTCTATATCAATGCATTGACTTGATATAGGTGTGATGAAAGAGAAGAATATCAATGATGCAATCACACATAGCACTATATTGGACAGCTTACTCTTGCATAATTTCCTAGTCTTAGGTAATGCTTTATATCCAGAACAATTATTGCACATGCGATGTAATTTAAGTGATTCTGTAGTAGTGTAATTCATTCCGCAGATGCATGTTGATGGGCAGTTTGTAAAGGGATGCACTGCTAATAGACAATTTTTGCATAATTTAAAATACTTATTATACATATAAGCATATAATTTTACAAACGGATAAAATATAGGGATAAATATGTACACTATGTATGTTTTTGTTAGTATCATCATCATAACAGAACCTGCTAATATAAAAGTTATTAATAAAATCAGCTCGAGATTTGTACAAAATGATTCAATCATTAGCTCAGGAAGAATTGATCCTTTGAAGTAACGTATGCATGATTTGTGCGTATGAAAGCATGCATGGAAACTGAGGGTTTTCAATCCACATGTTACTTCAATAGATTCACATGTGTTTTCTAAAGGGATTTCAATTTTATTTTTAAACCAACCTGATACATGCATTGTACCAGATATTCGATAATGATTAATTCTATAAGAGTTTAGCAAAATTTCACCTGTATCTTTATTGAGGGAAATCTCACACTCAGCCCTACATGTATGCATTTTAGGGATTAATGTGCCGGTGTTATCGATATCTAATATCATGAAGGAGCCATGGTCGTCGTAAATTGGATTGCATGAATGCCAATCTTTTACTTGATACAGTCGATAGTATTTTATTACGGCAGCCAGTCTATCGCCTGATTTATAATGTTCAGAGTTTGATTTGATGATAGATATATCATCTTTTACGCAGCACTCTGAAACTACTTTTGATGTGTTGACAGTCTTAACCAACTCTCCATTTAAGAAGCATCTAGAGCCTCTAGTGCCTTCCTTAAGTGGGAGTGTAAAAGCCAAATAGGCTAGGTTCGATATCAAGATAATGTTGAGAAGCATTTTGAT